TAGCTTTCTAACCAATATAATCTTCTAGAAGTCTGTTAGATTCCTTAATAACCGCCTGTCCGGTTAATGTAATTGACTCAGCTAATTCATCGTCTCCTAGAGGGCTGTGTTTATTTCCAAAATAACCATAAATGGTATTAATTAAAATTTTAATAGTATGTTGAGTTATATTTAAATGATCTATTTCATGTTTGAGCTTTTTATAATCTGAATCTTCTTTATCAAGATTTACAATCTTTCTTTTTAGAGAGGCTAATTTTTTCTTAATCTCAACTCGTTTTTTATAATAGTAATCCACGGTTATAGGTATAATGCCTTTTTCTTTTTGTGTAAATAAAACTTTAGCTTTTGATATAGCTATCTCTTCTTTCTTAACAAATTCAACAAAATTTTTGTGAGAAATAGTAAAAGTCTGACCATTGACGTGCTTGATAGTAATATCTTTTTGGGTTTTATCGACAATAGAGCCTATCTTGGTTTCAGGAGAAAGGTTTAGTGTAATCATAACGTTTGGATATAGACTATTTGCATCAAATGAAACTATATGCTCTTGAAACCCTCTACGTGGCTCACTTACATAAGCACCAGCGTTTTGTTGGTCGTTATTGATACTCCCTTTATTAAAGGTAGGTATTCTCTGATCGCGCGTTCTCGCTTTAATAGCGCACAAGCCTGTTATAACGGAAAGAGAACCTAAAGCGCCTTCAAACGTGGTAAGACCTGCATAAGCTATCATTCTTAATAATTGAAGATATTGAAGTTTTGTCTCAAGACGAACTAATAAATTAACGTCTTGAACATTATAGTCAACAAAAAGCTCCCAATTATCATCTGCAAGACTTGATAAATTTGTATCTCCGTAATCTATCTTATTTTCACCTAATTCAGTTTCACCGATATTATCTAATTTATAAGAATCTCTTAATACAGGGCAAAACCGCTTGTAAATGTCTAGATAATCAACACATGACAATCCTTCTATATGCCAATGTACTTGTTCTTTACCAAACTTCCCTGTAAAAACTATAGGTCGTATAAAATTTACCGGAGAAAGCTTTCTGGTCTCTTCTTCCCCGAGAATTCTGGTAATTCTATTTATAATATAGGGTAAATCGAAAAACTCGCTATTCCATCCCGAGAGAATATCAGGATAATCAGATGAAATGTAACTTATAAATTTTGATAATAAATCTTTTTCTGTTTTACAGTATAGGTATGTATGGTTCTCATTTTTCTTATGATATGGTTTTAATCCCCAGGTAATAAAATGTTTTCTTAGCGAGTCATAAACTGTAATAATATTAATAGGATGCTGGGGGTCGTCTGGCTTAGGAAAATCCTCCAGACTATATGTTTCAATATCAATAAACAATACCTTTATATCGTTTTTTGTAAATTCGTCTTTTTCATTTTCTTTCCAAAAACTATCAATTAAAAATTGCTGTTGCACATTTAAATTTTCAAATACTCTTGTGACTTTATTATCTTTTAAATAACGAGAGCGTTCACCTTGGTTTCTAAACTTTTTTTTCTTTAATTTTGTATTAAAAATGCTTACTGTATCGGGGTGATTATTTGTTTCAAGATAGATATACGGTTCAAAAGTTGTATCTAATGAAATTCTGTTTCCCTTCTCATCCCAAGTAAAAAGACGCATTAATTGATCTTTTGGCATGTAGGCCACGTTCCTATACATAAAAATAATTATAACTTAAAAAAAGCAGAATACAATCAGAAATGGAAAACAATTTTGAATAAAACTATAGTAGAGCAAATTGCAGCAATTAAACTTGTAAGTGTTCTAAGTAACTCAAGTTTATGATTATGTCGATCAACCCATACTTCAACTAAATCTCTTAATCTACCTTCTTCTTCTAATCTTTTTATATCTTTTTTTGACAACTTTCTCATTTTATATTATTAATTTTATTTAATAAAATTCTTTGCGGGTCACCATATGGGTGGCTGTAAAGCTCAACATATTTGTTAATGTTATCTTCAGATTCGAGCCATCTGCTTTCTGCAACTTTTCTAGCTTTAGCGCAAATATTCATATATTTTCCCTTCTTTTCTAAAGCCTCTTCTACCCGTTCAATCATTTCCTCTCCTGTTTTAAATTTAATAGGAGCATCCTCATACGTAACTATATCTTGGCAAGCAATAGGAAGACCGTAACAACTAGCTTCAATATACTTCAAGTCACTCTTAGCCCTGTTAAAAGTATTGTCTTGAAGAGGAGCAACTAACATATTCGTATTTAAGTTATATATTTTTTCAGGATAGTTGTATAAATTAGCCCAAGGATGAAATTCGAAAGTACCATTCATTACATACGGTCTTAAGGGAAGAGGAAAAGCACCGAGAAAAATCCATTGAAACTTGTCTTTCGTTTTTACTATTGCATCTAATACGTGTCTAAAATCATCATTTTGATTTACACGGTTATCAACATCGAAATGTGCGCCAGATCCTGCATACAATATTCTCGGCTTACTTTTATATTTATCATAGTTATCAGAAATACGTTTTTCATTATAAAAATGCCCCATCCACCATTTCGGTGGGTAATTAGGAATAACTGTAACGTTTTTGTTCTTAGTCTTATTCTGATAATACTCTTTCATAAAATTACATGTAACTGTAATTTCATCACATAGTTCCATAATAGTTTGAGCCGTTCTACGTATCTCTGGGTCAGTAAAAGCGGGTTTAAATTTATTATACTCAGGTATATCTTCACTAAAAACTAAATCATCTATTTCATAAATTAATCGAAAACCAATTTTAGAGCTTAGTTCCTTTAAGAACTGTACAAATTTTAGCTGCTGGGTTGTAGCTTGTCTCTGTATTCTTATAGTTTTAACCCCCCTATAATAGTTCGGATCAAAGCACATGACAGTACTACCATGAACGACCATTTTATTATGCGCATTAAGAAGATGCTCCGGCCAAATTAAACGCCAAAAACCGCACCCGCTATAGTCGGCGTAGTAATTTAAGCATCTATTAAGATCCAACTCCGGTGGGCGAGGAAGAGCATCTTGTTGACTGGTTTGAAATGTAGGAAAAGGTTGAACAAAAGGTGAAGCAAAAGGCTGAACAAAAGGAGATGCTATCATGAATACGATTTATTAATTATATTCTTTATAATCAACTCTTTTTGTAATTCCGTTAGTTTTTTCAAGAAAGATAATTTCTCCGGTAGCGGCTTTAATACTTTCTTTTCTATGGCTTATAACCATAATGCATTCTTTATATTTCTCAACTCTTTCTTTTAATATACCAATAACTAGATCCACGCCCTTTTCGTCTAAGCTTGAATCAAATAGTTCATCGTATATACTAAAATTAAAAGAAACGTCGCCTTGAAGTCTTCTGATATCCATAAAAGTAAATAGACATGCGAGGTCAATATTTTTACGTTCTGCACCACTAAAATTAAAATAAGAGCACTCTTTACCCTTATTATCTATTATCTGCTCCTCAAAATATTCATTAAAAGTACAAATGCAGTTAGCATCCATCTTCTTTAGATAATAACTTAATTTACTATTAAAAAGTTGAAGAATTTTTTTTACAATATACGATTTTACACCCTCTTCAGAAATGACGAATTTAACTATATCTAAAGTATGTAATCTATCTTTTATTTGCTCTATTTTTTGTTTAATTTGTATAAGGTTGTCTTGTTGTTCCTGAATTAACAAATCATAGGCATTGTCGTCTTTAACTAAGTCTTTTAAATCCTGTTCTAATTCTAATTGCCATTTGTTTAGTTGAGATAGTCTCGATTCTAATGTCTCTTTCTCTATTTGCTTATGTTTTGTACTATTAACATCATCGCGTATTTTTTGTATTTTAAAATTAACACGCTGTTGTAGTGTTTCATATTGATTTACTTCTTTGGTAAGAGTCAGTATATTGTTTTCATCATCTGATATTTCTTTTTTAATCTTTTTAATTTCATTCTTAATATGATCTCTATCTACATCCTGTATATTTCGTAAGCAAGTAGGGCATATTTCTTTATCAGTGCCAACGATACCTAATTTCTTAGATGATTGGGTTATTAAAGTCTTTTTTTCAGAAATAAAGTGTCTTAAATCTTGAAGTTTTTTATTAACTTTTTCTAAATTATTTTCTTGTTCTTTTATTTCAGAAGAAAGAGAAACAATATCTAGTAGCTTAAAATTAACTAATTTTTTATTTATATCGTCTATTTCTTGTAAATTATTTTTATGTCTAGAAGAGTATTTTTCTTTTTTTCTCTCTCTTTCAAGAGCTAAATTGTCTTTTTGCTTTTCTAATGATAGTATATTCTTTTGCACTTCATCATGTCTTGTGCCTTCAATATCAAATGTCTTTTTTATTTCAGTTATATCTGTTCTCAATAAATCCAACATATCACCAAAAATACTGAGATTAAAGATATCTTCAATAAATTTTCTTTTTTCTTGCTTTTTCTTAGCCATGAAAGGTATGGTGTTATTAACCGTCATAATAACACAGTTTTGAAAAAGTTCAGGAGTACTATTAAACTTACTCATAATTACAGAATTGGTATTGGTTATACTATCTCTCGTTTTATCTTCTCCGTTAACATACAAAAAGCATTTGGAGGGTTCTAAAGTTCTTATAATTTGTATATCTTCCTGGCTGT